AGAAGCTGAAGTGGTCAAGTAGCAATAGTTACAATATCAAGGTGAATTATGTTTTCGTGGAAAAACACGAAGCCTGAACATCAGATGATTACAGGGTACATCCTGTTCTTATTAGTTATTTTTGCAATGACTTTATTGACAGGATGTGACTCTGGTTGGGCTGTGTGTGGCTGGGAGGTGAAGTGAGTGAGAAGCCAGATACCGCTAGAAGTTATAGGGCTACTGTGCTTGATGATAATGCCATTGTTTCTATTAATCTTAAGTGGCTCGGTCAAATCGCTATTCTCATTGCTATGCTTGTCTACGGTTATTGGCAAATTGAAACAAGGATTAGAAGTCTTGAAGATAAAGTTACTCTTGCTGATGAACAGATTGGGAATCTCCTTAGTAAACATATCGTGGAAGAGAGGGTTGAGCGAGAAGAGCTGGCAGAAAAAGTAGCCTTTTATGAAAAAGAATTTAATATTAACCCACTTAGTTGGGGGAAAAAGAAACGAGGTAAGAAGTAATGGATTTTATGGCGATATATGGCGAAGCTGGGATGATTGGTGTGGTTGGAGTGATGTTTGTTTATCTCGTAATGTCATTGTCTAAAAAATCTGAAGCCCAGCAAGATGCGTTAGAAAAATTAAAGGTTGAAAATAGAGGTCAAAGTGAAACTCTTGAGAATATGGAAGGTATGATAATCAAATTAATAGGTAGGTGGAATACATCTGATGATAAATTAGATAGGAAGTTTGATGCTATAACAAAAGAGATAAATGACCTTGACAACCAAGTTTCAGAACTTAAAGGCTCTATGAGCAGGATAAACGGAAGGCATTGATTATGGATAGTTTAAAAGTGACGACTATTAGTACAAGTTTGGGATTTGTGTACTATACGGATATAATATCTGGTGTATTAATGTGTATTATGTTTGCAATACAGATTTATTACTTATTATTAAAAGCAAAAAAATTAAAAGATAGCGAGTAAAGAAATGTTGAGTATGCCTCCTATTAGCCTTATTATCCTCCCACGTCTCGTCATCTCTGTAAGGCTGAGGCATACTCGACTTAATAAAAGGAGTAATACATGGAGTGGTTAAGTGCAAATTGGGAAACAGTTTTAGTGGCTTTTTTCTGTCTAGAGAAAATAGTTAAATTGTCCCCATCAGATAAAGATGATATTCTTGTGGATGTTGTATTCCAAGGATTAACTAAAATGTTAAAAAAGGAAGGTTCAAAATGAGTATGCTTTCAAGTTATATTAAGCGTAAAGTAAAAAAGCATGGAGCAAAAGGCTTTATTATCATGGTTTTAGATATTATAGTAAAGGTAACTCCGTCTAAAGAAGATGATAAGCTTGTTGCTAAGATTAAAAAGGCAATGGCAGGACTTAAGTAATGTTTAAGTATGGTAGACGCAGTAAAGCAAGGCTTAAAGGCGTAAATACTAAACTTGTCAATGTTCTCAATGAACTCATTAAGATAATGGATGTTACTATTATTGAGGGTGTTCGTTCAGAGGAAAGGCAATTAGAGTTACTTAAGAAAGGGGCAACCAAAGTTAAGTACAGCAAACACATGAGTGGTAAGGCAGTTGACCTTGCTCCATACCCTATTGATTGGGAAGACCGAGAAAGGTTTCACTATATGGGTGGTATGCTTCGTGGTATTGGTCATCAACTTGGTGTTAAGGTTCGTTGGGGTGGAGATTGGGATAGTGATGGTGAAATTAAAGATAATTCATTTGATGATTTAGTCCATGTGGAGATTCTTGATTAATGCCAAGAAAGACATTAGTACTTAATCAATTCTTGGGGATTAACAATGTTAAAGACTCTAGGGATATTGCCGATAGTCAAGTAACATCTTCTAAGAATTTAATGTTTGATAAACAGGGTGCGTTAAGGACTGCTGGTAAATTTGTCGCTATGCCAGAATCTGGATTAAGTGGGAATACTGGGTATATGGGTGCTGGTAATGGTCTATTTTATATAGAAAGTGATAGGGCGTTATCTGCGTCTAGTTCTCATAATATGCCTGTTTATAATGGTAATTATGGTCAATTTTATCAAGCAAGTTCTGGCGGTGTGCCAGCTCAAGTAAGATTTGAGGGGTCTACTTTTGATAATAATTTCAGCGTAGGGGATAAGATAAAAATAACAGGTTCAAGCGTATCAGGAACTAATGTCATAAAAACTGTTACTGGTGTAGGTTCTTATTCATTTCCTCATATGCAAGGACATATTGATGTTAGTGGTTCATGGGGTGCGACTGGCTCATCTAGTACTCAAATAACGGTTACAAAAGTCCCTAGAGATGGGGAGAATATATGGATAAAACCGAAGTCAAATTCCACAACAACAGCAGCTAATCGTGAAATAAAAATTTGGAATTCATTGGAAAATACTTGGGCAGCTCCTGGGATTAAGCCAACAGGGAGTAATGACTCGATAAATGGTGATTTTTTACCTAGATATTATTACGCAGATTTAGCATTAAGAGTATCTGATACTAATTTTTCCAATGCTAGTAGAATTAAGTGGTATGGTTTTATAGAGAGGAATCATTTTGGAAATAACCCTTATCTTGGGTGGGAAGTCAAAAATAATACTTTAGCAACCCCTACTTATGGCAAAGATGCAAGTAGTTATCCAACTACAGCTGGTCAAATCAATTGGTCGTGTGCCCCAGCTGCCCCAGGTACTAATGAAGCAGAAAGCACTTGGGTTGAGGGGAGTTATGAATTAGCAGTATCTCATATATATGATGGTGTGCAGGAATCTAAATTATATTCTTTTCAAAATAGCACAGAAGATGAAAATCAATTTACTATTGCAAGTGGCAATCATGTAGCGATAACTGCAAGGGTTCTTGCTCCTTTTGACTCTCGAATAAGCGGTTCAAGATTATATTGTAGAAGTCGAGGACCAGAAATTGGTGAAAGTGATGAAGAATGGAGTTTTTTAGCTGAGGTAGATTTTGAAAAAGGAATTAAGACATCTTTGTCTTCTGATTATAAAGTTTCATCAACTAATTATGCTTGGCACGGGACATCAACTGTTAATCAATACTACAGTGAAACATCAACTTCTGTAAGACAAAATACTGATACTTATGAATCTATAAACGGGTTCTCATCAGATATAGAGGCTATTAGTTTAGGGGATATTGGAGATGGTTGGAAATTATCATGTGTTGCAAATAGGAGAGTTTTTTTAGCGAATATTAAAATTCAAGAAGGTGATGATGCTAAAACATATGGTGATAGAATTATGTATAGTGAGATTGGTAAGTATGATACTTTTCCATCATATAATTTTATAGATGTAGTAAAAGGAGATGCTGAGGTTTATACTGCTTTAGTAGAATACGGAGATAGGTTACTCGCATTTAAAAATAATACTTTATTTATTTTGAATGTAGCGAATCCATCTCCTACAGCTTGGTTTTTAGAAAAAACATTTAGACATAAAGGGGTTAAGCACGCTGAGGCAGTTTTTAGAAGTGAAGATGGTGTAATTTGGGTAAATGAGGCTGGTTGCTGGGTGTATGATGGTAAGAATATACGAAATTTAATAGATGATACATTAGACCCTATTCAAAATCATTCATCAAGCCCTGAATATGAATTATCTTGGAGGGACTTTTATACAATAGATTCAATTGTTGGGTATTCTCCTAAATATAAACAAATTTTAGTTTTAAGCAAATGCAGTTCAACATCAGCAAAAACTGTTTATTGTTTTGATTTAAGAACAAAGAGTTGGGCTTTACTTACTGATAGTACTGATTTTTTCTCAACATCGGAATATTCTAATTTTATATTAGATGGTAATGGAGATTTGGCAATAATGACAGATGGTGGAGTAATTAGGAAGTATTCTCCTGTATCTTCTTCAAAACCTGGGGATTCTATTGAATTAATTACTAAGTATATTGATTTTGGTCTGCCAAATAATATGAAAAAAATATATAAAATTGCTGTTACTTACAAAAGTACTGCTACCCAAGCAAATATATTAAGATGTAGATATATTGATAAAAATGGGACAATGCAGAATAGTACTTTTTCATCTAATCTTTTTGATGACCTTACATTAGCGGCTCATACTAATTGGGGAATAGCAGTTTATGAGCCAACTTCAGCGTTGCAATGCCAATCAATACAATTTAAGATTAAGCCTCCTTCTACTGGGACTATAGATATAAATGAAATTATGGTTTATTATAGAGCTAAAAAGACAATTGTAAAGTCTGGTGTATAATGGATAGCATATCAAGAAGAATTAAAAATAGCCAAAGAACAAATATTTCTTTTAAGGACGGGACTCCGTCTAAAACGACTTTAACTGAGGGTGAAGAATTAATGGCTCTTAGAAAAAATAAAGGGCTTTCTTTGTTTAGGAAACAAAAGGGTATACTTTGGTGGATGAATTTTACTAAAGATGGTAATGAAACTATTGAAAGAGATTTAAAAGTTGATGGGAATGCTGAATTCAGTAGAGATTTAACTGTGCATGGAAATTTGATTGGTCAACGTGCATATTTCGATGCAGGAGAATCAACTGCATTTAATACTAGTAAGTATTTATCATACAATGATGGCACATTAATGACATCTAATAATGGGTATGTGATGATGAGAGCTGGTTCTATAACTGGTATCTCAATGTGTTTAAATGCAGTTAATGTAGTAAATACTGGTGGAGGGATAACTATACAGGGTCAGGCTAGGATAAATGGGACTTCTAAATATACTGCAACAGCTAGTATTTCTGGGAATGCTACAGGTTTAAAGAATAGCAGTGTGCAAGATAGGGGGGTAGATAAATTTGTTGCTGGTGATGTTTTGACAATGTATACTAACTATACAGCAGGTGGAAATATTTCAGGTCAAGTTGATAACATTAATATCACAGTTGAGGTAACATATGATAGCTGATACTAAAGATAGAATATACCATTTAAAATATATATATTCTATAGTATCCAAATCTAAAATTTTAAAGCAGTTAGGAGAGTATTATGACTGAAGGTCAAGCATTAATAAACAGAGCTAAATTGGATAGGGCTAGTCGAGATAAATTAGAGGCGTATCAAGACCAACAAGCCGAATGGATGGATAATAAGTCTAAAAAATCTGGATGGGGAAGATTTCTAGGGGCTGCTGCTCTAGGAGTAACTGCTCTTGCAACTGGAGGAACCTCTCTTGCAATTGGTGCTGCTGCTGGTCTTGGGAGTAGGCTTGGTAGTGAGGCTGGAGAGAATCTCGCAGATAGAGGAAATATATGGGGTAAAAAAGGTCCAAAGGGGTCTGCGGGAAAGTTTAAGCCTAAAAAATTAGACAAGAAAGATATTAATTTTTATAAAGAGCAAGCTGGTCAAATCAATAGAGATACTGCTAGATTTGAACGAGATTTTGATATGAAGCAAAATACAGATGCTGCTAAGGATGCCTATACTGCTTATAATCTTGCTAATGTAGCACAGTCTTATGGTGGAGAAGCTGCTAAAGAGGCTGCTGCGAAAGGTGGTGTCGAAGGGGCTGCTGAAGAAGCAGCAATTGCTAATCAGACACCACTTCAGGGGCTAAAGAGGGCTGGTACTGATTGGAAAACAAGCGCAGGGAAAATCTTTAAAGGTAAAGGGACTAAGGGAGTTGTAGATGAGGGGAAGATTATTTCTGCTATTTCTGGGAATTCTGATATATTATCCGCTGGTTCTAAATTATCTTCAGCTGCTCAAGACATTGTTAATCTTGGACCGAAAGCCAACTACATGGATACATTTGAATTAATGAAAAATGAACCTGTAGAGTGGATTAAGGGTACTGGCTGGGTTGAGAAAGGGAGTTAAATAAATGCCTAACTATACTGATATAAATACTGATATTAATGACCTTACTTCTGATTTTAATATTTCGAGTGATTTAAAGTCTACTCTTTCTGATTATGATGAATCTGGTGAAAAGAATATGTGGGGGCAACTTCAAGGACAAAAAACATTATTACAAGACCAATTAGCAGTAGGCTCTACTAAATTACAAGAGACTGCTGGTAAGGGGTTTGCTACATC